CCTCAACCCCGCGTTAGGCAGGTATTGTATCTTGCCCAGCGGAAAATTGCTGCCATCTTGGGTGACGTTCCAACGTTTGAGCGTCTCAACTTTAAGTTTGGTCCCGGTGCTTCCTTTGGCGTGCGGGGGGACACCTCCGTATATAAAAAGCTAGCATCTCCCTTAGAGTGCACCTTCGCCTTTGCTCAGATAGCCGCGGATTTTCTCGCGGAATTTCCCGGGTGGTACTCCGAAGAGTCCCTTCCAGAGGTAGCCAACAGGCAATTATCTCTAGTCGCCGGGTCTGAGTTAACGTTTGTTCCTAAGGACGCTAAGACCGACAGACCAATCTGCATCGAGCCCATGTTGTGTGGGCTTTATCAGAAAGGTTTTGGGTCTTATATACGAAGTCGCCTTTCTCATCACGGTGTTAATCTTCGTGATCAGGCGATTAATCAGAACTTGGCTCAAAAGGCCTTGTTCGATGGTCTAGCTACCGTTGATTTCTCTAGCGCTAGCGACACTATTTCGTATATGCTTATTTTAGAACTCCTCCCGATCGATTGGGTCGAGGCTCTAGACGTCGCCCGAAGCCCCTCTTTTTCTTACGAGGGAAACTGGTATGACTTTCACAAGTTTACCAGCATGGGCAACGCGTACACATTCGAGCTTGAAACACTCGTCTTTTATGCGCTGGCTTGCGCCAGTTGCATGGTAGAAGGTGTGCCCTATGAGACAGGGGCTAACCTACATGTGTACGGGGATGATGTAATTATCCCAAAAGCAGCGTTTGACCTCTTCCTTGAGGTCTCTACCTATTCGGGCTTTACGATCAACCAGGAGAAAAGCTTCACTTCTGGTGTTTTTTATGAATCGTGCGGCGCCGATTGGTTCTTAGGGCACAATGTCCGTCCCATGCTCCTCAAGAAGCGCATCCAAACGCTTCAGGACCTGTACTATGTCTCAAACTCTACTCTCGCCATCGCGGCGAAAGCAGAAGCCCTCCGCTGTCACGGCGGCGATCGTTACACTGATCGCCGGATTGACAGCCTTAGGGCTCTTCATGCCTGGCTCGTTGGTTGTATACCACGACGCCAAAGATTCATTGTCCCTTTGTGTTGGGGGCTTGAATCAGGGCTGCACGGCGATTTTGAACTCGCAATGCCAGTCCGTCATGAATGTTGGGACGCTTGGTGGTTCAAGGCAGTCATTAACTGCCCCCCCAAGCAAAGTGCAGACGACTCCTTAGCCTACTCCCTGTATTATGCAGGGGACGGCTCGGAGAAGTGGTGGGACGCTCCTGGTGCAGTATTACACAGCCAGGGGTATACGTTAAGGCGTTCCAAGGGTCGTGATCGTGTGCGCAAGCACCTTTGTCACGGTTCGTGGGATATCCTTCCGGTCAAATGGTCCGAAAGGGCCGTTTCACTGCTTGAGCCTCTGAACACATATGTCACCAAAACACCGGAAATCAATTCGGTTGAAAGGCGTCACATGTTGGCTCTCGCGGAAATTGAACATAAACGCACAGGAGTATGGTTATGAGCCCCATTGATTTGGTCGCAACAGTCGCCATCCTCCGTCAGAGCCATTCTGGGGTATTCTATTCCCAGGTTAACTTTGATGCGTTTCTGAACAATGTGAATG